CCCGATCATCATACGTCAACCTCAAGCTGGGGCACCCGTGATCCATTTCATGGATACGCGCTATTGCCAGCAATTGTTGTCGCTTGGTTTCATACACGGCCTCCCCGTGCACAAACCATTCCGCCGCAGCGGTTTCCAAATTTGCCATGGCTTGCTGCCGGGGAGACAAAAAAGACGATTTCAACACGGCATGCAGACACTTATATATGGAGTCACTATCCAATGCCCCTAGTGTGCAATTCATTTTTTCATGATACACGGAAAACCGTTTCAAAAAGTCAGCTTCTTTATCATGCATAAATGGTCGTGGAATCGCTTCTTTATCAGGCATAGTAAACACCATTCCGCGGTCACTCAAATACTTTGCTACCGCTATGTGATTGTAGTGCTCACATTCAGTGCTGACAGACCCCTTGCAATCATCTCCATACGTTATCATGGCAACTCTATCCCGAAACGGATATTCAGGACCTTCTACGTGATAATAGGCGCATCGCAGAAGTAGGGAATTCACAATGCAATTAATATACACTGTCAAATTGTGCCCCGACGGGTTGGACGCATACAAGGAGATAAGATCCCCATTGTACGCCATGACGGGATAGGCGATATCCGTTGCCACGCCTTTCATCACACTCAAATCCCGAGCACTATAGCCACACTTTGCCGCGATATCCACTATCACGGAAAAGGCGGCAAGCACCAACTGGCTCGGCATCCGGAGATCGTATTTACTATAATCTCCGGCGAGTATCCGTTCGCTGCCGTATTGGGTGATGCGTGATGACAATTGTTCCCACTCACGACTGTGCGCATTGACTCCAACCGCACACTCTGATGCCAACGGGAGCATTGACATAGCCCGAACCACTGGTAAAAAATACCTGCGCACCAACAACTGTAATGATACCGGTGCTGCTTGGAACACTCGCACCTTGTCCTTGTCTAGCGGAGTTGGTTCATCTTTCAGGCAAGCCTTAAAAACGGGATAGCATCTCCTACCTTCAACATACTCTTGCTCCATATATTCGAATTCGTCCCATATATACTCTTCGAAATCGACGCAATCTTGGCGCCGTTCATCTTCTGGACTAACAACCTCATGTTGATAATTCTCCTTGGGGCCCGTCAACGGATAACCTATAGAAGTACCCGACACCATTTTGTCTATAAACCGCGTGGCTATTTTCCCATTCACAGTTTCCTCTCGGGTCAAAGGGCGAATGCTTCGCATTAACTCCGGGAATTGCACCAGCGTGTGCATGAATCCGTTCTTATAATCGAGCACGGACCAAGACAAATGTGTGCCCTCCACTCCCGTAGAGGGATGAGACATCACTTCCAATGATGCTTGCCAGGGATAGTTTGATCCAAATTTCGGCTTTCCCCACTTCTGTGGAACTCCCATTATGGCTGTAACAGTCGGTGATATCACCGTCTGCTCTACGGTGGAGTAGTACTTTGCCCTTCCAATTACCGAACCATAAGCAGTCACTAGGGGATCACTTGTCAGAAAATTGAGAGGGCTTTTGGTATGTATTCTACGCCCTTCAAAAAACTGAACCCCCATCACCTCAGTCCGCAGTGTACCTGTGTTTGCACACAGCATCACTCCGGGTTTACGAGACAGAGCTTCCACGCCTTTGTTTATCTGATCATAGCTGAGAAAACCGGAACATCCCACTTTCGTGCCATCGAAACCACCTAAGTGGAATCCGGCTATAGTGGGAAACTTCTGCTCAACCAATGTGACTGCCATACATAATCCCCGAAAGGTTGGGAACTCGAGTTCATATCTGCTACCATAAAATCGGCTGGCTGAATTATCTTGTTGACCAACGTAATGGTACAAGCCAGACAAATGCGGATCACCTTTTTCATCTTTATATACCAACTTTCCTGGGCCACTCTTAAATTTTGTCGTTGGAAAATAAGCTCGCACATCCTTCCAATCGCCACCTGATGGCACCCACACTAAGGTGAAATCCGTGCCAGGTATAGGCTCGGAATGCGCCAACGAAATTATATGTACGAAACTACTTCCTACAAACTCGTTTCGCACAAATTTACAAGCCAAGTTCTCCCCTCCTTTTAATACGTGAGTGGGGATTATTACCAC